TATTTGTTAGCACCGAAACCGAAGGATTGGCTTATATGGGAAGAAATGCCATACAAAATAAGACCAAAACAAAATATTTTAAAAAATTAATTTAATCTAGGAAATAGCTTTTGCTCCAAAAGATCAACAGCCCTATCATCCAAGGTATTTGTTGTCTGCTGACATATCACACGTAAAAGATCAATAATTAAACGCTTACAGCCAGTAGTAGAAAGAAAGCGTAATAGTATAGGTTTAAGAATTTTGTTCATAATTTGTTTTCCTTTACAAACATATTGTAGACGTTAAATTGAAATATAGGCTACCTGATCCCCATTGCCAAGCATAGGTGGCCTTTTTATCTTCTTGGTTTTATCTCTGCAACAGCCAGTTCTACTTCTTTCAATCTATGAAAAACTTCTTTCATATCATCATGCATATCATCTATTTTTGTTGTCAATAATTCTATTGCTGTTGTATTCCTAACTAAATCATCCCTAGATTGTCTACCTCTATAAGACACAGAACCTACAGAGACAAAACAAGCTGTCATTAATGCACCACCTACTGCTGCTATAACCTCTACCACTTTCTTTTATTAGTTCTATAGCTATTATGACATTAAAAAAGCCATGCCAGAACAAAATTCTAAAAATCCTCTACAAAAACTAAAAGAAAAGTTTGACGATAAAGAAGAACAATTAGAAATATTAGGTACGTTTATTAGGTTAGGAGTAATGGTCTGGGCAGGTTTTATTATTAGCCTAAACTACATAACCATACCAGGCTTAACAGAAGGCAGAGAGGTTAAGGATATAACCTTTATAGCTTCAGTATTTACAGGTTGTTTAGCTAGTTTTAATATCACACCTGGAGGTAAGAAAAAGAAAGAAGAAAAGACAGAAGGGGGTAAAGGTGTTGCAAACTCTAGCGAAAACGTGCAAACTATAAGAATAGTCCAAGAACCTCTTAAAATTATTGGTGTAAAAGAAGTAGACCCCAAAACTAAAACATGAAAAAACTACTGCCTTTAGTATTACTATTAACTACACCTGCCTGTTATGCGGATCTATCGCACAGTATTACTAGCTCAACAAAATTAACTGTAGGAGGGGCTTCAACTTCTTCTTCACGTTTAGGTAACAGCTACAGCGTTAGCGGTTCAGGTGTAGATACAACTTACACACCAACAGGAGGTAGTGCTGTTTCTGATGGTATAGGTGCATTAACAATATCTAGTGGGGTTGGTAGTATTCCATCATTAGAAGCTACTCAAAAAACTGCAGGTAATAGCTTCACATTCTCGCAGTCATTTAATCAAGGTGATGCTTTATCAGGTTCAGCAGTAACAGTTGGTGCTAATCCTAATTTCTCAGATAATGTTGTAAGTATTGCAGGTGGTACAGCAGGGGATTTAGCAGGTACGATTACTTCAGCAGGGGCAATAACACTTACAGCAGGTGGTCATAATACAGAAGCGTTAGGACAGGTAACATCTACATTAATAGTTGACTGATTACAGCCATGTATAGGTTTATATTGCTGTTTAGTTTTTTTAGCGCACCTGTATATGCTCAAAGTGTGATTCCTAATTTTCAGCAAGGGGTATTAAATCAAAGAAGCGAAACTAAAAGTACAACAGTTGAAGATATAAAGAGTTTTGATATACGTAATGGATACCAACTGACAATAGGCGGTGAAAATGTAGAGAGTTCCACAGGTAATGTAGCCCCTGCAGGTTGGACTAAATTAGATACAACAATACAAGGTGTAGGAACTACATATGTTTCGCCAAACCTCGATAATAAGCCTACTTTCAGTATCGTTAATCAAGGTGAGAGCTTTATGTATTATGAGACATTAGAAACACCAGGAATTACAAATTTTACTCACATACAGCGCACTACTCAAATAGAGAATATAACGGATACAACATCTACGTTTAGTCAATGAAAAAATATTTGTTGTTGCTGCTTATATTTAATAACCCTGTTTTTGCTAATTCTGTTAATACTACCAGTAATTCTAGTGGGTCAGTAGTCAACCAGGCGGTGCAAGTTGTACCCTCAAGAAATTTTAACTACCAAATGAATACCATTCAATGTCAAGGTGCAACATTAAATATATCTCCTTTTGTCTCAACTACCTATGGATTTGCAACCCCTTTTGAATCACATTATGATAGGCCAGTATATTCAAGGCGTGATATAGAAGGTGATTTTGATGATGAAAATAATGCAATAGGTGATGGGGATGTAGATGCAGGTTATAGAGGTGAGATCTTATACTTTGAATCAGTCAGAACAGGGCAAAAACAATCTAATGTTTCTATTAATGGAGGTATTACAGCTACCTTTAGTATTCCCTTAGATCGTGGGCCTATTAGAGAGTGCCGTAAAGCCATGAAAAAGCAAAATGAACTATATGAAGCATCATTAGCAGCAAAGCGTTTAAACTTTGAAATGAGTAGGGCTAAAACGTGTATAGACAATCTAAAACAGGGTATAAGGTTTAAGCCTGGTACTGAAATGGCAAAAATATGTGCAGATGTAGAATTAATAACACCACCTAATGTTGAACATACTCACAAAATTAAATAGATTTTTCAAAATATAAACTTCTAGCCTGTTCATAATCAAACATACATTCAGCAGGGTTATATTCTTGTGTTTTTATTCCATCTGGTGTTATATAAATCACTCTACAGGTAAATAAATTTATAGATGGATAGTTTTGATTTAACAGCGATACATAACCACCTATCTGCAACCTATGGTTCTTTTTTCTGTACTTAACTTGTGTTTTAAAATCTGCTAAACATAGCGCACCTGTTTTTTTATGTTGTAATACTGCATCTAAACTACCTGCAATATCTCTTTTCCTATCTACCATACGTAATTCATTAGCAACACAATCCCATGTATCCCACATACGATAATTAATTAAATGCT